TAAAGGTGGCGATGCCTCCCGAAAAAGCAAAGGAAGCAAGATTTGTCCGGCGGGTAAAGCGTGGGCAAAGCGCACTTTTGACACGTACCCTTCGGCATATGCCAACATGGCCGCTAGCAAATATTGCAAAGACCCAAATTACGCCAAAAAAGCCAAGGGTAAGAAGTAATTTATGGGCGAGCTTAAAAAATGGCGGGATCAAGAGTGGGTCCGCATCGACAGCAGTGGCAACATTGCAGGCGAATGCGGAACCTCCAAAGACAAAAAGAACCCGGATCGCTGTTTGCCGCGCTCTAAAGCCCAAAGTCTAAGCAAATCTGAGCGAGCTTCTACTGCCAGAAAGAAAAAACGTGAAGGCGCAAAAGGCAAACAAGTGGTATCTAACACCAAAGCAGCCAAAGTTAGCTTTAAATCTGGCGGCGAGGTGCGTAAGCTAAATAAAGGCTGTGGAGCGGTTTTGTCTAACCGAAGAAAGCGAACGCGGTATGCCTAATGCTGGATCTAGAACAACAAATTCAACAGGAAATACGGGGCTGGTCTAGCCACGCTTTAGAGACCCCGCACCCGTTTTTTAACGATCTGCCGCCATGCCCTTATGCCAAGAAAGCATGGGCAGAGAACCGAGTAGGCTTTTCGTTTAGTTACACCGACCATAAACAAGGTTTGTATACAGCGTTGTCGCGTTTTAGCGACGATTTTGACGTGGTTTGTTACGTTGAGCTTTGCTACGAAGAAGATTCCGATAAATTTCATGAGTATCTTGACGGGATAAACGATGCCATTTCTATGGGCATTTTTATCCAAAAAGACCTTTGGGTTATGGGATTTCACCCAGACGACGAGCAAGACGAGGAAGTTTTTGACCAAACATTTCCACATTTAGTGGAGGATTTGTATGCAATTACGTTTGTTCAAAGGCTTTCTAAGCTAGAAATAGCGGCAGAAAAGCTAAGAGAAAAAGGGTATTATGAGCAGTACATGAAAGATGTTTCAACTGCAAACCTTTGGAACAAAAGACAATCATTATACAGGAGACTATGCGATGGGCGGAGTCAAGCCTAAAGTAGGGCCCAAGAAAATGCGCAAAGGCGGGGCAGCAAAGAAGCGAAAACTACCGCTAGTAAATGTCAAGCCTCCGGAGGACACAATCGCTTCTTCGGGGCGGCCATCCCGGCGGAGAAAAGTAGCCTCACACCAAAAGGGGTTAGCTCAACTCCCTAAAGAAGTTCGCAACAGAATGGGCTACATGCGTAGTGGTGGCGCTGTGAAGAAGATGGCTAAAGGCGGCGCGGCAGTTCGCAGTTCTTGTCCCTCTAAAGGATTGTAATAATGGCGGTTTCTGGCTCTACAGATTTTGAGCTAGATGTAAGCGATTACATCGAAGAAGCGTTTGAGCGGTGTGGGCTAGAGGTTCGCACCGGTTACGACTTAAAAACAGCAAAAAGATCTCTCAATTTGATGCTCGGAGATTGGGCTAATCGTGGCCTTAATCAATGGACTATTGAGCAAACCACGGTGACCCTTACGCAGGGCACGGGGGACTATAACTTAGGCGCAGCTACCATTGATATTTTGAACGCAGTGGTTCGCCGCAGTAACACAGATTATGCGCTTGAGCGCGTCAGCCGTAGTGATTACATCAATATTCCAAATAAAACCACTCAGGCGCGTCCGTCTCAGTTTTTTGTAGATAGACAGATCAATCCCACCCTTAAGTTGTGGCCAATTCCTGAAAACAGCACCGATACGGTGATTATTGACAAGCTTGTTCGTATTGACGATGCGGATACGTACACCAATACCATGGATGTTCCGTTTAGGTTTTATCCCTGTTTGGCGGCAGGATTAGCGTATTACATAGCGATTAAGCGGGCCCCTGATCGGGTTCAACTGCTTAAAGCCGTGTATGAGGAAGAGTTTGAACGTGCCGCTTCGGAAGATAGAGACAGGGCTTCCTTTAATATTCAGCCGTCTATGGCATACACGAGGCCCTGATCATGGGTAAGTTTGCGGCGGGTAAGTTTGCATACGGCATTTCAGACCGTTCTGGGCAAAGATATAAGCTGAACGAGATGAAGCGCGAGTGGACCGGCATGTTGGTTGGTCCAGATGAATACGAGCCAAAACAGCCACAGCTTGAGCCCCGCCGTAAGGTTGTAGATCCCGAGGCGCTTCAAAATCCGCGCCCGGACCGTGTAGAGCCATTAGACGTGTTTGTTGGCGTTCCACTTGTAGACGGCCCTGCTTTTAGGCCCGTTTTAGCTTCTGGCCAAGTGGGCGCTGTGACAATTACGACGACGTAGGACAACGATGAGCTTTACATACGCACAGTTAAAGCAGGCAATACAGGATTACACGGAGAACGATGAGTCTACCTTTGTAACTAATCTACCCGTATTTATCCGAAATGCCGAGGAAAAAATCCTCAAGCTGGTTCAGTTAACTGATTTCCGCAAAAACGCGGTAGGAAACTTGACCTCCAGCAACCCGTATTTGAACTGTCCTTCGGACTTTTTAGCTCCTTTTTCTTTGTCGTTTACGGCATCTGGGTCTAAGACTTTCCTTGATTACAAGGACGTGAACTTTGTTCAAGAGTTTGCCCCGGCTCCCGGAACTACTGGGACGCCTAAGTATTACGCGTATTTTGATCGGGACAACTTCATTATTGGCCCTACGCCAGATAACGATTACGCGGTAGAGCTTCACTATTACTACCGCCCCGCCAGCCTTACGTCTTTGGCGGAAAGCGGCACCTCGTGGCTTAGTGAAAATGCTCCGTTGACGCTCCTGTATGGATCGTTACTGGAGGCCAACATCTTCATGAAAGGTGAGCCGGACACAATGGCGTCGTACCAGCAGAGCTTTGATATGGCCCTTGCGGGTATGAAGCAGTTCGGGGAATCTAAGGAAGTAACCGATAACTATCGCACAGGAATGCTCATAAGACCTAAACAATGATGACGCAAGAGGGTAAAATACTAGGTGGTGTTGTAGATGTAATGACCACCGATCATCGTGGCTTTACCCCGGAAGAGGTTGCCGAGCGATGCTTAGACAAGATTGTAAGTGTCTCAGACTCAGCCGCCCCTGAAATACGCGAGCAGGCTAGAGCATTTAAAGACGGACTTAGGGCCGTCCTTGTGTATTACATGCGAGAAGCAATTCGCAGCGACAGAACGAGCGTTTATAACGCTTTGGTTGATGCGGGGCAAAAAGATTTAGCCGAAATGATCAGGAGATTTTGAAATGGCTTTTACTGGCAACTACATGTGCACTTCTTTCAAGAAAGAGTTGATGGAAGCTAAGCACGACTTCACCACTAGCACGGGTGATACCTTTAAGCTGGCGCTTTATGACAACAACGCCAGCTTTACGGCAAGCACCACTGATTACACGGCCACTGATGAAATCAGTGGTACGGGGTACAGCGCGGGCGGGGGTACGCTTACGAATGTAACGCCTACTACTTCCTCTACCACGGCATTCACTGATTTTGCGGACCTGACTTTTAGCACCGCCACTATCACGGCTCGTGGAGCGTTGATCTATAACACTACCGCAGGCTCTGGCACAGGCACCACAAACTCCGTGATTGTTCTGGACTTTGGCTCCGACAAAACGTCTAGTGCGGGTGATTTCACAATCATCTTCCCAACCGCAGATGCCTCTAACGCGATTATCAGGATTGCATAAATATGGCACTTGTTGTCAAAGATCGGGTAAAGGAGACAACCTCCACTACCGGCACAGGGGCGGTCACGCTAGGGGGCGCTCCGGCTAACTTTGCACAGTTTTCGGATGTGTTGTCCGACGGCGATACTACGTATTACGCGATTGTTGATAACACAAACATAGCTTGGGAAGTTGGCCTTGGCACGTATGCCAGCGCCGGAGACACTTTAACGCGAACTACCGTATTGGCCAGTTCAAACTCTGGCTCTGCGGTAGATCTTGCCGTTGGCTCAAAAGATGTTTTTATAACGTATGCGTCTGACAAAGCAGTATTCTTAGACGCAAACGACAAGATTGCGGGCGACCAGACGTTCTCAGGCACCGTCACGTTAAATGCAGATCCGTCTTCTGCATTGCAGGCGGCAACTAAGCAGTATGTTGATGACACTGCGGCAGAGGGTATCCAGTATCACTCACCGGTTCGCGTGGAGCAGGAAGGCAACCTAACTGCCACCTACGATAACGGGACTTCGGGGGTAGGCGCTACGCTTACCAATGCAGGAACGCAGGCGGCGCTTGTTATTGACGATATCACTATGGTCGTTAATGACCGTGTACTGATTTACGAGCAGACAGACGCCACGGAAAACGGCATCTATACGGTTACTAACGTAGGCTCCGCGTCTACTAACTGGGTGCTTACTCGCGCCACAGACGCAGACAGCTACGCCCCTTCAGACCCCGACGCGCTTGGCCAAGGCTCCGGCTTCTTCGTTGAGGAGGGCACGATGGGGGCAGGCGAGAAGTATGTCTGCAACACAGTCGGCACGATCACCTTCGGTACTACAGATATAACGTTTGTGCAGGTAGCCACCGCTCAGATTTACACGGGCGGCACTGGAATATCTATTACCGGTAGCGTGATATCT